GCAGTGCCTCGATCAGCGCGCCCGCGACCTGCGCGACGATCAGCACCAGGGCCCGGAACAGCTCGACCAGCGGCGGCAGGATCGGCCGCAGCACGTCGACGAGCAGCCGGAGCAGCTCGATCAACGGGGGCAGCAGTAGCCGAACGGTCTCGGTGAGCAGCGGACCGAGCAGGTTGATCAAGTCGGTGAGCAGCGGGGCGACCAGCCGGATCGCCTCGACGAGGAACTGCCCGAGCGCCGTGGCGATCTCGATCACGATCGGGCCGAGCACCCGGAGCACCTCGTTGATCACCGGGCCGAGCACCCGGAGCACCTCGGTCAGCACCGGACCGAGCTGCCGGGCCAGCTCCGCGATCAGCGGCGCGGCCGTCTGAATGATCGGCACGAGCGCGGTGGCCAGCGCGGTGACGATCTCCGCCAGCACCGGCAGCAGGACCGCTGCCAGCTCGACCGCCACCCCGGCCAGCGTGCGCAGCACCGGCAGCAGGGCGTTGCCCAGGGCCGCGACGGTGTCCAGCACGACCGGCCCGAGGATGGACAGGGCCGAGGTGAGGACGTCCACGATGATCCGGGCCAGCTCGACCAGGATCGGCCCCGCGACGTTGACGAACTCGACGAACAGCGGCAGCAGGATCCGCAGCACCTCGACCAGCCCGCGGCCCAGCACCTCGACGAGCTGCAAGATCACCGGAGTGAGTGCCTGGACGATCGGCAGCAGGTTGGCCGCGAGCACCCGGGCCAGCTCGATCACGATCGGCGCCGCGAGCCGGGAGAGATCAACGAGGAAGGTGCCGATCGCGCGCAGCACCGGCAGCAGGGCGTCCCCGAGGATCTGGATGATCTCCAGGCTGGCCGCGCCCCAGATCTGGAACATCGGGATCAAGGTGGCCGCGAGGATCCGGGAGATCTCGATCACGTACGGGATCAACGCCTGCACCGTGTTGACCAGCTTGGTCCAGAACGCCTCCAGCATCGGCATGATCTCGGGCGCGATCACCGCGGCCCACTCGCGCAGGGTGGCCCAGAGCCGCTGCACCGCGGGCACCGCCGCGTCGTAGACCGCACGGGCGAAGTCCCAGGCCGCCGCCGCCAGCCCGACCAGGAGGTCCCAGAGCCGCTGCACCGCGGGCACCGCGTAGGCCCAGATCGTCTGCGCCCAGCCGATCACCGTCTCGGCCGCCGCGCGGGCCCCGCTCACGGCCCGGTCCCACAGCGCGGCCAGGGCCGGGATCAGCGTCCCGGTGACGAACCCCGCCACCCGGGCCGCCCCGTCGACCAGGCGCCCCCAGAGCCGCTCCAGGGCCGGGAGCAGGGTGCCGGAGACGAACGCCGCCACCTCGTCGTAGACGCCGAGCAGGGCCCGCCAGGCGACCACGACGACCCCGACGATCGTGGCCGCGATCGAGGACAGCCACGGGCCGAGCCGCCCGGCCAGGTCCACCAGGAGATCCCAGAGCCGGAACAGGGCCGGGACGACCACCCGCATCACGACGCCCGCCAGCGCCGCGAACAGATCTTGGACGCGCGCGATGTAACCGGGCAGCGCGTAGAGGAAGGCGACCAGCATGGGCCCGCCCTTGGTCACCAGGGCGAGCAGCGCCGCGTCGTTGGCCTCGATCGCGGGGACGAGGAAGGCGAGCAGCGCGCGGGCCACGTCGACGATCTGCGGGGCCAGCGCGTAGAGCAGCGGGACGAGCCCGTGCAGGATGGTGTTGATCAGTACCGCGATCATCGGGGCCAGGGCCGTGATCGTCGGAGACAGGGTGTCCGCGAGCGCGGCAGCGAACGCGATCACCGAGGGGACGATGTCCTGGAAGATGATCAGCAGGCTGTCCCCGAGCGCGCCGATGATCCGCTCGATGTAGGGGTAGAGGGCCGCGAACGCCGGGCCGAGCACGTTGGCCAGCCGACCGGCGAACGCGCCGAGCCATACGAGCAGATCCGCGGTGAAGTCGAACAGCGCATCGAGCCCGACCACCGCGCCCGGGGTGCCCTCGGCCAGCATCCCGAAGAATCCGCCGAGCCCGGCGCCGAGCGTGCCGAGCCCGCGGGCCAGGGCCCGGATGATCGGCTCGGACCGGGACAGCGCGTACAGGAATCCGGGCATCGCGTTCTCGACGAAGTCGATCACGCCCTGCGTCAGGATGATCAGGAACGGGGCGACGTACCGGAACACCGCCGCCAGCGTCGGGGCCAGCCGGGCGAACGCCGCCCGCAGCATGTCCGCAACCGTGATCAGCGAGTCCTGAATAGGCATCGCCATATTCATGGATTGCGTCTTTATGTCGTCCCACAACGTCTTCCATGCCGTGCGGACGCGTTCGGCCTCCCATGCCGCCGCGATGCCGATCCCGAGGAAGGTCAACGGGATCAGCGCGATCCCGGCCACCGCCACCGAGGCCGCCGCGCCGATGGCCGCGAGCGCGCCGACCGCCGCCCCGGCGCCCGCGATCATCTCGATGACGTGGCTGATCTCCTTACGGAGCAGCGACGACTCACCCTTGAAGATCAGCGTGACGGTGGGCCCACCGATGGCCATCGGTTACCCCCGAGTCGCAAACCCCGAGGCGTGGCAGGCCCGGCGCAGTCCGTCCGCCATGTCCGGCTCGATGCCCGGCTTGATCCAGTGGTAGGACCGGAACATGTACCGGCCGCCGGTCAGCCATAGCCGGTGGTTCGCGTGCCGCCGCCCGACCCGGCCGCCGAAGTCGAGCCACCCGACGTAGGGGAAGGTCACCGAGCCCTCGGACACGCTGGCCCGCATCCCGGGCGCGTGGTGCGACTCGATCGAGTTCCGGGCGTGCCGCGGGGCCGGGCCGTACGGGAAGACCAGCCGGGTCCGGAACGCGACCCTGTCCGCGGTCTCGTTGCACACGTGCCCGAGTTCGCGCTCGGCGTTCGGCCCGAGCGAGCGCAGCCGGGCCCGGACGTCGAACCATTCCAGCACCGCATAGAGGCCCATTACCGGCTCACCCCCCGCGCGCTAGTTGCGCCTCCTGCCCGCGCCTCCCGTGGTAGACCGTCCATTCCAGAAACTCCCGGTAGGTCATGCGCACGGACAGCTCCTCGACCGTCATCCCGAGTCGATCGGCCAGGAAAAAGGCGAATTCATAATCAGGACGCGCCTCGAAATCGCTTGTAGGCATTCTTTCCGGCGCCGACCTCCATACCGGAGATCTCCAGGATCTTGTTGACCAGGGCGAGCAACGGGCCGCCCGCGGGGGATCGGTCCTGCCAGAGCGCGACCTCTTTCTTGGAGAACGTCGGCTCAACGCACGCGGCCGAGATCACGACCTGTTCCATCTCGGCCGCGTCGAGGTCGCGGCCGTAGACCGCCATGGCCTGCGCCCGGGACAGGGCCTTGATCTTGATCACGCCGAGCCCGGGAACCGGGAAGTCGACGAGCCCGAACCCTGTCCCGGGGGCCAGCAGCGCCGCTTTGTCGACGATCTGCCCCGGGTCGATCTCGCCGATGGTCGCGACGCCGCTGCTCTCGATCTCGTCACTCACTGCCGTCTCACCTCACGTGTCCGATGTCGTGATCTCGCTGGTCTCCTGCGGTGCCGGATCCGGGGCCGGTTCCGGGACGGGCTGCTCGTCCGGTTCGGCCTCGCTCGGCGTTGACGCCCGGCTGTCAACGCTGAGAACTAAGGGGGGTCGGTGGTCGCCACCGCCCCGGAGCCCTGGAACTGCGCGGAAAACTTGATCATGTCCGCGACCGGGGCCGTCTCGGTGTAGGTGGTGCACAGCGCGTCGAACGTGCGGGTAGGCCCGGCGCTCGCGCCCTCCGGCTTGTAGATCATCTCCGCGATCGTGCCGACCAGCGGTTCCAGCACCGCCCGGGGCCCGGTGGTCTCGGTGTCGTCGTAGATCCCCTCGATCTTCATCGAGGATTCCTTGAGCCCGCCCGCGAATACCTTGGTGTCGTTCCCGAACGTGGTGACATCGTGCGAATCCGCCTTGAGTTCGTATTCACACGATGTGCCGTAGACGCTGAGATCCTTGGCATCGACCGAGACGACGACACCCTTACCGTGCACGACGCCCATTGTCATTTCCCCTTTCCGAGGACACGCACCCGGAACATTGCCGATTGGTATTCGACACCGGCCACGGTGGCGATGATGAACTCCGCATCCATCACGTGCGCGATGTCCCACACGGTCGTGATGTGCGATTCAATGGCTTGCTTGATAGAGGTTCCGCCGATTCCGTCGACG